CAAGGCGTACTGCGAGAACGACTTCCCGCAAGCGGTTGGCGCGGGTGGCTTGACTTCGGACGCGCAGCTCAACACGTTCATCCTACAGGCTGAACAGCGCATCTATAACTCGGTTCAGTTTCCCTCGCTGCGTAAGAACGCCACTGGGACCATGACGGCAAACAACAAATACCTCTCTTCACCGGGGGACTTTCTGGCGGTCTATTCGATTGCCGTTATTGATCCGGTGACCAATGAATATTTGTACTTGCTGAACAAGGATGTGAACTTTATTCGGGAGTCGTTTCCAAATCCGAATGACAAAGGTAAGCCCTATTACTACGCCTTGTTTGGACCAACTACGACCAACAATACCCCGCCGGTTATCACGAATGAATTGACCTTCATCTTGGGACCGACGCCGGATATTGCTTACAACGTAGAGCTGCATTACTACTACTACCCTGAGTCGATCACCACAGCGTCCAGCGGTCAGACATGGCTGGGAGACAACATGGATTCGGTCTTGCTGTATGGCTCAATGCTAGAGGCAGCAGCCTTCATGAAGTCTGAGAAGGATGTGACGGATATGTACATCGGGCGCTATAACGAGGCTCTGGCGCTTGCCAAGCGTCTGGGCGATGGCATGGAGCGTCAGGATGCTTACAGGTCTGGTCAGTACCGGATGGAGGTCAAGTAATGGCTTTCACAGGCAACTACATATGCAGCACGTTTAAACTGGGTCTGCCTAGTGCTGCGTTTAATTTTGACACCGGCACAACTGATGTGTTCAAGATTGCCTTGTACACCAACGCTGCAACGCTGGATGAGACCACTTCAGGATACACCTCCGATGGAGAGGTGTCTGCAACCGGATACACGGCTGGCGGGGAAATTCTTACGCCAGCCTTTGCTCTGGCTAATGGCGTATCGTTTATTGACTTTGGCGATGTATCTTGGAATGGGGCATTTACTGCCCGTGGGGCGCTGATCTACAAAGAGGGTGGAACAGCAATTTGTGTTTTGGATTTTGGTGCTGACAGGACATCGACATCTGTTTTTCAGGTGCAATTTCCCCCCGACACCACCACTTCTGCGTTAATTCGAATTTCTTAAGGAGCATGACATGATCAACAACAAAGCAAAATCCACCGACAAGGTCTTCTCCGAAGTCCTGAATGGTGGCGCATCGGAAGAGGGCGCTCGCGGTGGCGGCGTGTTTTTCGTTGAGTGCCGTGACAAAGACGGCAACCTAAAATGGAAAGAGGAGTCCAAGAACCTTGTTGTGAACGTTGGTCTGAAAGACATGAACGACAAGTATTTTTCGGGTTCGTCCTACACGGCGACTTGGTATCTAGGTCTGATTACCGGACCGGGTTCTGGCACAACTATCGATCCGGGCGACACCATGTCTTCCCATGCTGGCTGGAGTGAGAATACCTCTTACAGCCAAGCAACACGCCCTGCTTGCACTTTCGGTGCTGCAACGACTGCTGATCCCTCGGTGATCAGCAACTCAGCTTCGGTAGCTGTTTTCAGCATTAACGGCACAACGACCATTGCTGGCGCGTTCTTAACCAGCAATAACACCAAGGGTGGTACGACAGGCATCTTGTTCTCGGCTTCTGATTTCCAGTCTCCGGGTGATCGCGCTGTTGTGAGCGGTGACACGCTGAACGTCACTTACCAGTTTAGCCTTGACGCAGCATAAGGAGGAATCATGGCTACGAAATATACAAAGGGTCAAAACGTAAAACTGGCGTCTGTTGTTCCGCAGGGTCCTGTTATTGCTCTTCGCATGGATGAGAACGGTACGTTCTTCTATCTGGTCGAGTGGACAGACGATAGCGGAAGCAAGCAGCAACGCTGGTTTGAGGAAGACCAATTGTCTGCCGCTTAAGGATGTACGGACTACTGCCCTACGCAACCGCACCCTATTCATCACTTTCTGGTGCTGTTTACGCTGTTACGGTTGCTGAATCTGCCAATGCCTCAGACACTCTGAGCGCACTGGCAACGTTCGCCTCTTCGATTACGGAGAGTGCGACGGGGGCAGACTCCATCTCCGCACGGGCGGTATTCCAAGCCAGCATCACAGAGTCCGCGACTGGCACAGACTCGATCTTTGGTAGCGTCACCTATGTGGTGTCAGTCATTGAGTTGGTTACCGCAGCCGACACAATTTCTGCCAATGTTGATTTCGGTGGCAGCATCCTTGAGTCGGCAACTGGCTCTGATTTGATCAACGCCAGCGCCACCTTTGGGGGCAGCATTGCTGAGACAGCGACAGCATCGGAAACGGTGGTTGCTCGTGTGGTCTTTGTTTCAACGGTCAGCGAGACAGCAACAGCCGCCGACAGTATTTCTGCCGGGGTGTCAGTCAATTCCTTGGCGTCTGAGCAAGCCACTGCTTCTGATGCGCCATCGGCTGCTGTCACATTTGGGGCAAGCGTCACTGAGGTTGCTACAGGTTCCGATCAAGCCGCTGCGTCTGTTGACTTTGGTGGGTTGATTACAGAGTCCTCGACTGTCTCAGAGCTTGTTTCAGCAATCGCTACATTTATTGCGACGGCATCTGAAACCGCAACCGCCGCTGATTCGGCGTCTTCTTCTTTTGCTTTCCCAGCAAACATTCAAGAGTCTGCTACCGCATCAGATGCGCCTTCTGGAGGTTTGACACTAATTGTTTCGGTAGATGAGTCTGCCGTAATTAGCGACTTGGTCAGTGGCGCAATTGATTTTGGCGTACTGGTGGAAGAGTCAGCGTCTGGTTCAGATAGAACCTCAACGTTGCCAATCTATTCGGTAAACGTGGCTGAACTTGCTAGGGCATCTGATAGCGCATTAGGAAAACTGCTTTGGGAATTGATTAACGATAGCCAGTCGGTAACATGGAACTTAATCAATGCACAGAACAGTGACACATGGTCGATTATTAACACTGCTGACTCAACCACTTGGAATGTCATAAAGACATCAAATTAATATGGCACTTGTTGTTAAAGATCGTGTTAAGGAAACCACGACCACAACTGGTACGGGGACAATCACGCTTGCAGGTGCGGTAGCTGGATTTCAGTCGTTCTCGGTAATTGGAAATGCAAATACCACCTTCTACACCATCGCTAGCGATACCCAGTGGGAAGTGGGGATTGGTACATATACATCCAGCGGAACCACGCTATCCCGTGACACGGTTTTGTCCTCCTCGAACAGTGGGTCATTGGTCAACTTTTCGGCAGGAACGAAGGATGTGTTCGTTACCTATCCGGCTGGCAGAACGGCTACGCATGGGGGTGGAGGAATTGGTGCGCTGGTCGTGAATAACACTACGGTGACCGAAAACTACACTGTAGATACCGGCACGAACGCGCAATCGGTAGGACCAATTACTCTCGCCAGCGGCATATCAGTAACAGTCGCGTCTGGTCAAAGATGGCTGGTTGTGTAATTATTTGACAAGAGGAAAGCAAAATGCCATCTACATACTCAAGCAGCCTAAAAATTGAACTCATCGGGCTTGGTGAGCAGGTTGGTACTTGGGGAACCACAACCAACAATAACTTCCAGTATGCGCTGGAGCAGGGCATCTTGGGCAGGGCTACGGTGTCGTTTACATCGGATGCCAACAAAACCATTACTCTGACCAACTCAAATGCGTTGCAGGATGCTCGGGCATTGTTCCTGAATCTGACATCCACCCTTAGCCTGACAGCCACCAGAGACTTGATTGTCCCGGCAATCAATAAGACCTACATCATCAAGAATGGCACGACAGGTAGTCAAAGCATTCGGGTGATTGTGGCGGGTGTCGGGGTGACCATCCCGAACGGTAAGACCGCCCTTGTCTATAACGATGGCACGGACATTACTTACCAGTTCGATCATGCTGGTTCGCTGGACTTATCTGGTGCTTTGACTGGAGCGACCGCTACCTTCACGGGCGACGGAACGTTCAGCGGCACTGGTCAGGTCAAGTTACCTGTTGGAACCACGGCGCAGAGAAGCGGCTCTCCAGTCAACGGGATGATCCGGTACAACACTACCCTTAACCAGTTTGAGGGGTATGGCAATGCGCTGTGGGGTGGCATTGGTGGCGCACAGGCAGGTGGTGCAATCATGACCAATAAGAATCTTGCGTCAGTCAGCTACACCATTGCAAGCGGCGAGAATGGTTTGAGTGTGGGTCCGATCACTATAGATTCGGGTGTGACAATTACGGTTGCGACGGATCAGCGTTGGCTGATTCTGTAAGGAGAAAACAATGACTTTGATTTTGAGCGGAACTGACGGTCTGTCCGATATTGACGGCACAGCAGCAACTCCTGCGATTCGCGGCACGGATGCTAACACCGGCATCTTCTTTCCTGCCGCTGACACCATAGCCTTTGCTGAAGGCGGTGCAGAGGTTGCTCGGTTTGATAGCAGCGGGAACTTGGGGATAGGTACGAGTTCGCCGGCGCAGAAACTAGCGGTAAGCGGGGCTGGGGCAACAAACGCGCAAATCTACAATACAACGCTTAATGCTGGCATGAACATTGGCGTTGATACTGTTGGCGGAAACATTGCTACAACGGCTGCGGTTCCCATTAAGTTTGCTCCTAATGGCGTTGAACGCGCCCGTATCGACTCCAGCGGAAACTTCCAATTCAACTCCGGTTACGGCTCAGTAGCCACAGCCTACGGTTGCAGAGCATGGATCAACTTCAACGGCACAGGTACTCCAGCAATTCGTGCGTCGGGTAATGTATCCACTATTACGGATAATGGCACAGGTGACTACGCCATAAACTTTACGACTGCCATGCCTGATGCAGATTACGGAGTTGTTTGCCTTAATCATCAATCAACCGGTAATGCCCCTGTTAATATTAACATCAACACCAGTAGAACAAGTACTGCGTCATTAGTGCAGATTTCTACAACGCAAGCAGCCGTGCGCTTGGATACTACTTTGGCGCATCTCGCCGTCTTCCGCTAATCAGGAGTAATTCATGAGCAAAATAGCCTTATCAGGTGATGCAGCGGGAACAGGCACGTTCACTATCGCATCTCCGAACTCGAACAGTAACTTCACGCTAACGTTGCCAGCCGCAAGCGGTACTGTGGTTGTTGCTGGTGGCGCACAAACAATTGAGTTTGCTGCTGGTTCAGCGTCTGCACCTTCAGTCACATTCACTGGCGATACCAATACAGGTATTTATTCTCCGGGTGCGGATCGCATTGGCTTTACAGAGGGTGGTACGCAAGCCGGTGAATTTGATGCAAGCGGTAACTTCCTGATGAACTCAGGTTATGGTTCAGTGGCTGTGGCTTATGGATGCCGTTCATGGGTCAACTTTAATGGAACGGGTACAGTTGCAATTCGTTCTAGCGGGAACGTCACGAGCATTACGGATAACGGCGTTGGTGACTATACAGTGAATTTTACTAATGCGATGCCAGATGTGAATTACACAGTATGCGGCTCCACGATGCGAGGCACAAGTAATAATGATAATGAACTTTTTTTGCCGCTAAATAGTACATATAGCACTACTGCGTGCCGAGTAAATGCTGCTGCATCATCAAGCTCTACAGCTCTTTTAGATTGTTTAATTGTAAACGTAATGTTTTTCCGTTAAAGACAGCCATGACATCCATCATCCATTCTAACGATACAAGAAACAAGGAGTAACTCATGCCTAGCATAATCAATTCGGATGACGGCGTAGTCTCCGGTACGTCTGGTCTAAAGACCACGGGCGGGAATGATGGCATCACGACGTTCCAGCAGAACGGCACTGAGGTTGCACGAATTACTGCCGCAGGTAATGTGGGGATTGGTACGAGTTCGCCAACGGGGTTGCTCGACGTTTTTTCAAGTTCAACAGGCGTAATTCGTGCTAGAGGTAGCTCTGTAACCGCGTATATGTTTGGCTCAAGTGGTGGAGGTCTTGGCGCTGTCGGAACAGAAACTAACCATCCGTTTAGTTTGTACGCCAACGGAGTCGAACGCGCACGAGCAGATACAAGCGGAAACTTCCTATTCAACTCCGGTTATGGATCTGTCGCAACAGCCTATGGTTGCCGTGCATGGGTGAACTTTAACGGTACGGGTGTGGTTGCGATTCGTGCGAGTGGAAATGTATCAACCATTACGGATAACGGTACTGGAAACTATACGGTTAATTTTGCAGTTGCGATGCCAGATGCGAATTATTCGGCTGTAGTTGGAGCAAATAATTTAACAAATAATGCGGTTCCTACTGGAGGTAGAACAGCACCAACGGTAAATGGTATTGAGATTCGCATTTCCGATTTAGCGGTTTTAGTTGACCCAGCATATGTAATGTTTGCAGCTTTTCGCTAACCATAAACAATTCACGAAAGGAAAAATCATGAATCAACGAGTCATTTATCAAAACGACGAAGGCGGTATTTCGATCCTTATCCCAACGCCTGAGTGCCTACAAGAACATACCATTGAAGAGATTGCCGCTAAGGATGTCCCTGCTGGCAAGCCTTACAAGATTGTGGATGTATCAGACATTCCGTCTGACCGCACTTTCCGCAATGCTTGGGAGGTTGACGCCAGCATTTTGATTGATGGTGTTGGCGCTGAGTCCAACGAGTTCCCTGCTAAGGAGGAAGCATGATTAACGTAAACATGACCAAGGCGAAAGACATCGCCCACGCTGCTCGTCGCGCTGCCCGTGCGGTTGAGTTTGAGCCACATGATGCAATCATCATGAAGCAGATTCCCGGCAACGATGCCGCTGCCGCTGAAGCTGCTCGTCAGGCGATTCGCGACAAGTACGCTGCTCTTCAGGCTCAGATGGATGCCGCTCAGACGCCGGAGCAACTGAAGTCGCTGATGCCGCAGGGGTAAGCCATGAATTGGTCAGACGCGCTCAAGGCAGTCATTCCAATCGTGGTTATGTCTTTGGCATGGCTGCTGGGTCAAGTCAATTCATTCTCCGAGCGCCTGACCAAAATTGAAGGTCAGATGCCAGCCTTGATTACTAAGGAGGGCGTTCCTACGGACAGCCCAATTTCTTCCGAGCGCCGTGCTGTTCTAAAAGAGCAAATGATGCTGCACATCAATGAGTTGCAAGTCAAAGTTCGGCTCCTTGAAGAACGTGAAAAACTGGGGAAGAAATAATGGTTCCAATCGTAGGCACATTACTTTGAGGCACGAACAAACAAATCATGATTGTAGAAATATCTACGGCGATTGCTCTAATCAAAGGCGCAAAGGCTGCGTTTGATGTAGCTAAGGATGCTTTTGACGAAATTAAAGAATGTGCTGAAGCCGGTAAGTCTGCCCATGAATCTTTGAGTGCCTTAACTAGCTTTTTTTCTGCCGCCGGTAAAGCAGAAGAAGGGATAGCGAAAGCAAAAGAGCTTCAGGAAAACCCACCGGAAGATGTGCCGCAAGACAATCGCAGTGACTACGAAATTGTCATTGACATGATGGTGGCAGAAAGGCAGTTAAAGCAGTTCTACGTTGAGTTGAGAGAGATGTTTGTTTATCAATTTCAAGAACCCGGATTATATGAAGAGTTTTGGAGTCGATTAGAAAAGTTACGGTCTGATCGTAGGGCTAAAGAAACGGAAAAACGACTTCAAAAAAAAGCATTGGAGATGGCTGCAAAGCGGAAGAGAAGTCAGCAGCTTGATGTAATTTACCAAATTATTGCCGCCATCGTTATTGGTATTGTTATTCTTGCATTTAGCTACGGAATGTGGTGGATGCTTCAACAGAAAGGAACTTTCTAATGTTGCCGTTACTTGCCCCGATTCTTTCTCAGCTTGCTGGCGCTGGTATGCAAAAGGTAGCCGATGCCGTGATGGATAAAGGTTTGGATGTCGTAGAAGACAAACTTGGTATTAAGCTAACCCCAAATGCTGATGGCGTCCTTGATCCTGCCAAACTTGCCGAAGTGCAAGCAGCCGCTATGAAGCACCAAGAATTCATGGCTGAACTGGATCAAAAGGACAGAGATTCAGCAAGGGAAAACCGACTGGCAATCGTGACCAACAAAAATATTCCTTGGTGGGAAAAGGCTGTTATGCCATTCCTTGCTGTGTTTACAGTGGTTGCCACATTCGTTTTGGTGGGCATACTTTGCTTTGTCAACATTGCCGATTCTCAGGAGCGCATTGTGATCTTTGTTCTAGGCTTTGTGACAGCG